TAGTTGATATACTGCCGCCTTGAAGACCTTGCCAATAAGAAAGGGTATCGTTTGACGAAGGTTGTCCAGGTTGTGTTCCTAAACTACCGTGAACGCCGATCATAACCGACGCATTTGTTACGCCTGAAAGAGAAGTGCAGTCAAAGCGACAATGCAACTCCCCGAAGTAGTAGCCGTCTTCCGGTGCAACAAACTCGTACAAGGTAGAGTTCCAGTTGTTCCCAGCGTCGTAAAATAGCGGTGGGTTACTATTAACACCCGATCCGCTTTCGTTGTCAAATGGGATGACGTTTGTATCCGGTCCGGTAGTGTTAGTCCACGTTGCTATTTCAGCCGGACCAGTAGCACCAACACAAACACCAAGGACTCCGCGAGTAGCAACGCTTTCACGATCTGACGCAAGAGTCATATACAATTTAGTCCAAGCGTCAGACGTTAGGAAGTCCGTAGACGTTAACGTATAACCGGCTTGGTTAAATATTAGCCTAAACAACTTATCGACGCTTATAGCCGGTTTAAGCATATAAGGTTCTAAGAAGTTAGCAACCGCCATACCACTTAGAGACGTTTGGTTGCTTTCGTAGTATAGGAAGTTCTGTGGCGATATATGTCCGTAGTCTATAATCGGAATAATAACAGTACCCGCTCCTACCGTTCCTTGGGTTACGTCGTTCGATAAGTCAAACGAGTCAACAACATTAGCGTCAGAAAGTGCAACATCGTAGTCGGTATTCTGCACACCGTTTGAAATAAATAGATCCGCTAGTTTCTTATCGCTTATATCCTGGAAGAGGTTCGCTTCTTGTCCGAATACAACAACCTCGTACTCCTCTTCTTTTAGGTGTACGTTTTTAAGTTGTAACGAACCCTGGATAATAGGTATTCCGTCGACTCTTATTTCCGCATAGCACTTTTGGTGTACGTTGAAACGGATAGCATCACTTGCAACAATTGCTAAAGGTTGAATGTTTACGTCGTAGAAGTGTCCGAAGAACTCGCTGTTGCCATTCGAAAAAGGTAGTCGAAACGTCTGCGAGTATGGACTATACCTACCCATTATTTCCTCGCCTTTAGAAATCTCGTATGTAAGCGACAACGCGCCAGGGTTGGCGAGGTCTAAAACAAACATCTCTCCCGTCGGTGCGTTAGCCGCTAGTGGCTTTTGTCCGTATGCAATTAGTTCAACCATTAGTAACTTCTATTTGTTCCGCCTTTAGTAGTTGGACGCTTCTTTGCGTATTTGAATTTAATTTGGTACAAGTATTGTCCGCGCTCGTTTACTCCGCGCTTTTTGATGAATGAGGTATCAGTTACAACAATAGGAGCGTAGTTACCCGCAGAACCGTTTGTACTTATGTAGACGTTAGGCGACAACATAAGCGTTTCGAGTAAATCGACATCCGATTCGTTTAGTAGATCGGTCGTTGCTATTAGTTCCTGGTGTGCTTCTACTCCGGCGATACGTATTCCGCCTTCATCACCTCGGTAGTTGAAGTCAACGGTTGTACTTGCGCTATCCCAGTTACCGCTCACTTGCTCGAACTCTTTGCGCTTTACGTTAACGGAATAGTCATAGCGTAAACTGAACAACTGGTAGTCGTAAGCTCCGAATGTGTTTTGCCATACGATAGTTATATCCGGAATGGTTGCGTTGCTATTATACATAGAACAACCCGCGTCGATAACATTAAAGCGGTAAACCCTAGTCGCTTGGTCTGCGGTGTTTGTGCTATCCGGTACTGTTGTTGTGTCCTTCATTCCTATAACTTCGTAGTACGCAAGGTCAGCGTCAATCATACCCGACGCAATTTGCGTAACCGGACACGACTTTAAGTTCAAAGGACCGATACCCAAAAACTGCAACCTTTCTTTATCTGTATTTACGTCAGCCGGTGCGCTTCCTCCGTGCGTACCTGGTATTAAGTGTCCAGCACCTAAAGAAGAGTCGCTCGAATCGTAACAAGCCACATAGACCGAAGCAATATCTGAATCAATCGGTTGGTTAGGATCAATTAAAAAGCCTAGCGTATTGCGCGAGTTTTTAGTTGTTTGTTGTTCTATGTACTTGCGGTTTGTTACCGTTGTCGAATTCTTGTCCGTTGGATGCGTTCTATCTGATAGGAAGTATGACTTGTCGCTTTTTCCGGCAAAGTTATCTAGCCAGTTTTCATTCGTCCATAAGTCCCCGATACCATTGTCCCACGTTACACTACGCTGAAATCCAGCCGTCATTATAACGTGAATAGTTGCGTTGACTTGATCCAAATATTGCGTTGGATCTTGATCTGCGGCGGTTGAGTACTCTTGTCCGAACTTAAACTGCACCTTTCGGTACGTTTCGCCGTTATTAGTGGAGAAGGGTTTTGTCGTGTCGTTAATTCCTACGGCGTGTATACTCTTGTCAAAGTAGCCGTTAGTAGTAACGTTTTGATCCGCTCTTGTTGAAGACATCCAGTCTTGTATTAAACGCTCTACCCTAAACACACCCTCCCCTTCGTTGTTTGGGTATATCTTAACGCTACTAACTTTTACCGCATCGACATAAAGGTCAGCTATATATCTGAACTTATAGTTACTTGCGCTTTGTTGCTCGGTTGAGCTTAACACAAAATACAAAGGTTCGAACGCTCCGTGTACATCGTTACTACTTGGACGTTGTTCTACTGTCATACTCATTTCACTTCTAGGTTTTTGTTTAATTGTAGATCAAGACGTATTGCGTTTGCTATGTCTTGTCCTAGCGCGGTTGCTATTCTTTTTAATGCTTTGTCTTTTATTCTCTTTCGTGTATCGCTAACGAAGAAGGTAGGCTTTAGACCTCTCCTCCATATAGCAAGAGATATAGCCGAGACGATTTGTTTACGCGATACAAAGCGACCTTTTTCGTCGCGTGTTCCTTTTATGTTTTTCTGCGTCGTCCACTTGTCAATCGAACCGCGTAGTGTTCCTCTTGACTTGTCCCCTCTTCCGAATTTATACGGTGACTCGTTTTGCCTTGCGTATATATTCTTCCTTGCTCCCTGGACTCCTTTGTCTACGAAATCCCAATAGTAAACCTCCGGCGTTATGTCTACAAAGTACATATCTTTAGTTTCTCCGACTTTTACGGGCATAGAATCGTATAACGCGCCGGTGTTTATTCGTCCTTGCATTTTCAAGGATATACGCGCGTTCTTTCTCCATTGTCTACCTATTGCTTCTAAAGTCTTAGTGACTTCGGTCATCGGGTACTCCTTCCCTCTTATTTCAATCTTAGGTTTAGACATTAGCTATAAGGCGAAATACAAAGGTCGTTCTTGTTTGATACCTCTAGCGTAAGTGTCGCGCTCCATCCGGTTAAGTGGTTGTCAAAGCGTACGGTAAAAGGCGAACAACTAATAGGTAGCTCGGCTTTGTAATCATTGTCTACTGTTGTGTTCGTATTCGCTAAAGATTGAATGAACTGATTAAGAACGTCGTGCAGTATTTGTAACGTATCTGAGTAGACTTGGTTTCGGTCCGTTAGGTCTTCTTGTATCATATCCGCAACCGCCAGGTCTAGGTCGTACGATATAACTCCGTTGTCAATATTTGCTCCGGTAATATCGCAATGCAAGAACGGGTAGTTCCTTTGTCCTAGTTGTTCGATGTCTACTTCCTCAAGCGGTCCGGCGTGGAAGTGCTGAAGCATTAGGTGGTCGTCAGTAATTGTTTGTAGTGTGTCTACTATTTGGATATAACTCTTCATCGATACTTGTCTACGTTTGGCGACTTGTCTTGTCGGTTTATGTCTTGTTCATAGGCTAAATATGTAAAAGCCATTTCTATTTCTAACTCGGTCGCGTCGTTAATTTTCAGAGGATCACCACCGGCTAGTGTATGAATGATAACATACCACCCCCACTTTTGACTTATAAGGTTTTCACTTGCTCCGCCGTTAAAGAGTTGGCTAAACCTCGCGTTAAGCTCTCGCCGGTAGACAAAAAAAAATTGACTGCTCCCATTACTACGTCCATCTTTAATTCATCCCAGTAGTTCGGAAAGATCTCTCCAGTATAATTTTCGATCGTGTAGAAGTCTCCACCTTCCGTTTTAATAGGTCGGTAGAGTATGCTTATTATCTCGTTGAGGTTGTCAAAGAATCCGTTGCCACAATACGTTTCTAGGTCTGCAAACTCTCCTACCGTGAGCTTGGAAAGGTTAGGATGGAAGCCGTACTTCTTGCCTTTGTACTCTATCTTTTTTTGCAGTTCCTGGTTGTTCTGTTCTTCGTCGGTAATCTTTGCGACGATAGCATTAATACGCGATAATTCGTCAACGGTCAACTGCTCGACTAAAGACCTCTCAAGGTTGCACAATATGCAGACCGCTTCGACCAACCACTTGTTCTCGTGTTTGTCAATATTTAGGTCGGTTAGCTCTTTGTATTGCTTAACCGATATATCCGCTAGGGAATTAGGTACGGTTAGCTTCATTAGTGCGTTGGTTCAATATAGATCCCCCAAACAAACCAAGATAGGCAAAGAGTCTTGTCCTTCTTGTCTAAGATGATAGTCGGAAGCAGTACGACTTGACTATCGGTTTTTATGATTGAAATATTCATTATGATATGTAGTATTTTCCGGTGTAGTTTTGTCCTAGTCTATTTATACAAACGTAGCGCACCGCGTCGATGATGTGGTTGTTTTTGTCGACTGGTTTGCTTAGTGTCTTCCCGTTACGGTCTACTTCCCATTTGTAGTTTCTGAACTCTTTCTCTGCGTTTGTGGATTCCCTTAGTACATATATCTTGTGCCGTTTCATTATGTCGATACCTATACGAACCGAGTCCGGTCCTTTCTTCGCCGGTTTAACATTGTGTCCTAGTCGGTGCAACTCTTCTATTGACTTCGGTTCTGCGCTATCGCAAATTATCGGTGTGCGGTCCAGGTCTAACTTGAAAAGCTCTATACTTATGTCGCGGTTTGTCATTCCGGTTTTGTATATGTGTTCTTTGATATATAGCGCGTATCCTTCTTGCCATACCGACACAACTGCGGTAGGATCATTTGTGAACCCCCAGTCTAAACCGTACGCGACTAGCTTTGCACGTTCGGGAATGCTTTCGGCTATTTCGAATTGTGGGAATATTGCCGCGACGTTAAGACCTCGCTCCCCTAGTCCGTAAACCCTCCAATAGTTTTCGTCGGTATCTTTGAACCTTTCTATTTCGTCAATAACTGACTGCTCAAGAAATGGGTTGTCCTTGTATGTCGTCTTAAAGAAGTCTACATCATCGCGCGTTAGAACCTCTTCATATATCCAATGGAAGGTGTCACTAGGGTTGTAGTCTATTATCGTCTTGTCGGTCGTTCTAAGCAACAACTGACGCCAGTCCTCCAGGTGCAGTTCGTTCGCTTCGTTTATGTAGAGGATGTTCCTTTTGCGTCCTCTAAGTTTCTGCGGTTGATCTGCGCTTATGAACTCGATAAGGTTACCGAATAGTCTATAGGTCGCTTCGCTTTTGTTGTGGTTCTCTACTTTGTAGTGATCGCCCTTAGACAAGATGTCGAAGAAATCTCGCATAATAGAAGCACGAAGTGCGGGGAACGTCTTACGCACTATCGTAATAACAAGACCGGCGTTTTTATTCTTCCAGCACAATTCAATAAGCACTTGGCACAAAGAGTACGATTTTCCACTACGAGTCCCTCCTTGGTGGACTTGTATCTTTGCCTTGCTTTTTTTAGCGTGGTAATATGTGCTGGGTTGCTTCATTCATTATCAAACCAGGTGAACGGCTTGGAGTCATCGTTTACTTCTATCTCTTGCTTCTCTACGTACC